GGCACCGCCATGAAGGGGATGCGAGCAGGAGTAAACGGATTAAGTACCAAACGGAGGATTTGCCCATTACAAACCCATGCATTTATCTGCAGCTCATCTAGATCCTTAAGGGATTTAGGGATATCAATATCTGCTTGCTCTGCCAGATCAGCATCGATAACACCCCAATATTCTAAAACTTCGTAACGATCTATGTGGCTATCCAGATCGCTCTCGTCTAGCGTATCTTCCCAGTATTCCCGCACATAATCTGGGCCCATATCCACGCACAGCTCAATGCTTTCTTCCCGGAAGTGCGGCCGCTTTTTTAACGCTCTCAGTTGTGTGCGGCTAAGTCTATGCCGCTGAATAACAAACTCAGCCTCACTCATATTGCGGCTGGCGGGGTCGGGATAGAAATCCCAGATAGAAACGTATTCTACCCGAGGCACTGTTTCAAACAGCGGGTCATACTTGCCCTTTTCATCCCAGCGAGGGAACTCTTTATCTGTAAGGAAAGGGCCCTTAAGAATACCTGTGCCAAACAGACAGGCCTCAAATGCTACTGAACGCAGGTGCTTAGAGGCTTCGCTCTCTTCAAGCTGATCATGCATTTTCTTTTCAAGTAACTGAGCAGCTCGCTTAGCTGGTTCGTAGGTAATAGAGCCCGGGGCTGTCCCGGGGCCAGCTTCTAGATCTTCCTCATGTGGGCTCAGCGCATCTTTGTAAACGCCGAGATCTTTAGCGATATCCGGTCGAGCAATATTGCCGGGTATCTTATAATCTACGTTAACCGTTTCTTTTATTTGCTGCTCAGTGATCTTGTTAGGATTTATAGAAACAGCATCCGCTACGTTATTGGGGTTTTTACGAGCTTGAACGCCAATTGGGAAACGAGAACCTGCAAACAACACATCCACAACTTGGGCATACGCAGCGAGTACTTTAGTCTTTGTAATCTTAACAAACGCTTTGGATTTTTCAGTGTCGGTGAACTGCACATCAGAGCTGTATATACCTCTGTAGTTTTGGTAGCCAAGCGTCCATCGCTCTTCATCCATTCTACGATGATCTTTGGCATCCTTGTAGGCAGAATCTATAAAAGAAACTAAACCACGGTATTCTTGGTTTTCGGTTTCAGGATCACTATCCTCGTCCAAGGATACGACCTGATCTGTATCTATTTGATCGTCACCCGGAGAGGGAGCGGGTTTGTCCATTAAAGCCATATTAATATCCAAATACTGAATCTGAGGGGCGGTAGACTGGCTTTGGTATGCCTCTACCCATTTCGAAGGGGCTTAGAGATCTAGGTCGGCTCATGATGCCGTAGCGAACACTGTCGTAAGTGTGATCTGATCTGTACCGTGCATCGATATCGTCAGTGCCTTTTGGGCAAGTGGGGATCACGGGGAGATCTGCAATAATCTGTCTGCACGTATCAAAGAAAACTATACCGGGCATCTCTGTGTCGGGGTCTACCTTAAGCACTTCATGGAAGCGGTTCTTGCCAGCGACCCGAGCGCCAGCGGAGCGGTCACTGGGTCTCCATCTGCAGCCTATAGAAATCATCTCTTCAGCTATTGATGGGCCGATCTGTCCGCGATTGTGCCAACAGGAGCTATCTAAAATACCGTAAGCCATCTTCTCGCCATACTCGGCTTCCATCACCGCTTTAGCTAAGTCCTTGCCAGTGTGCTTGGAGAGGTAGAGCTCTCGGTAAACTATGAGCGTCTCGAAGGATGGATCTATCGCAAACCAATGAACTGCGCTGAAACTAGAGTAGCCGTAATCACATGACCTAAATCTGCGCCAATCATGGGGGATATCAAACGGCTCCACAACGTGAACATTTTGCCGAAACTCTGAGAAAGCAGCTCCATCAGCAACTCCCCAATCACCCTCAAGAAGTTGTCTTCGCTGGTTCTCTGGGAGAGATAATAGGTTGGCTTCATATTGTCCGCCTTCAACTAAATACGGATTGTCTTGCAAACTGGCTGGGATGAAACGTCTGTAGAAAAGGGGCTGTCCTGCCTTGTCGTGCTTGGGCGGGTAAACCAGATCCTTGCCAGTTTCTATGTCAGTCGCAATGAAAGGCTTATTTGCTGGAGCAGGATCGATAAACATACGCTTGACCCAACCATGTCCGGGGCCACCCGGGTTGGTTGTGGCGCGAATAAATATGGGTAGATCAGGATCCGTAGTCCGTAATCGAGAGCGCATGTAATTAAATACATATGGGCTAGGATGTTGCGTGAGCTCATCGAAAGCTATGTAGCTAAAAGCCTGCCCTTGGTAGCGCAGAACATCATCATCCCGCTCTAGGTAGGTCATCCATAGCTTAGCTCCGCTAGGGAAAACCCACTGGGACTTTTTCTCCATCCATTTAGCCCCGGGGTATGCAAGGGGATAAAGCTCTTGAGATTTGTATATAAGTTCCCTTAGTTCGTCGTTGGTGCGGCGGAGGATAAGACCACTGAAGTTTTTATTCCCGAAGTATCTTAAGGGGTCTGCAAGCAGCCCAAAGCTTTTACCTCCCCCGGCACTTCCTCCATATAGCACCTCGCGTTCCATAGCTGCGAGGAACTCTGTCTGTGGACCCGCATTCGGTTTAAAAACCACCTCCCTCTCAGCGGGAGCCGCCTCGAAATCTAGCGTGTCCGAAAGCGTTGGAGGCGCGGGGAGCTCGCTGTGTATCGGCTGAGCGACATCCTCTGGGGACTCTTTTTTTTTGTAGTCTACCCAGTTAGCGAGCTTCTTTTCTTGCATGGTCAGAGTGCGCTTAGCATCTGCAGCTTTGCGTTTAACTTTAGCTTTAGCTTTCTCAGGACCAGTTTTAGGTGCGTACTTCTTGCGCTGTTTGCGTTGAGCTTTTTCTCGAGCGTTTTTGGGGTCGCCGCCTCTACGATCCTTCCAGATCATATTAATGCCTTGGTGGCTGATCTTCTTACCAGTTTTCTCTGTAAGGTAAGCAGCGGTCTCTCGCAGAGAGCCTTTAGCGTCTATGAAATCCAATGCCTCTTTAATAAACGGCATAAAGAACGGATCAGGAATTAGAACCAGAGGATCATCTTCGGATGGCATGTAGCCGAAAGCTACACGGGCAGTCTTATTAGCCCGGTATTTGGTTGGGAAATCGGGATCACTCATCTTGTTTTGGAGGTAAGATAAACAAACCGCCGTCAGCCCCTTTAATTTCCAGCGTCTCTTTCTTAACAACGCCAGCTCGATCTAAGATCTCTTTAGATGCCGCCACTAAGTTACGGGCCCCAAGCACGTTAGGGTCTGTGAGAAGCCCCACCATGCTAGCAGCTGCTTTGGGAGCGTTCACCGCCATCATCATAGATGCAGCGGCAATCACATCGTCCTGTATTGGGCGTATAACTTCTCTGATACCAGTGGCCTCGGAGTAACCAGCCATAGTCATTGCTGTGCGGAGATCCCCATTGGCCTCTCCAGAAAGCTTATCAAGAAACAGCTCCTGTCGCTCTGTGAGCGCCTTTTTCTTCTTTTCCATAGGCTACCTTAAATATATAAATATTAAGCCCACAGCCCCGGTCATAACGATCCAAAACAATCGTTCGGCGAAGGCTATGGTTTGACCGCGCTTGATGCTGGTTTGCTCAAGCTGATCCATTCGTTGGTCTAATTTATTGAAGGTCTCATCGACACGATCAAGTCGCTTGAAAAGCGATATCATGCGCTCTTCCATGCGAGCCATCTGGACAATTGCTTCGGATAAAGTATCCAACTTGTCCTCCATGCGCTTCAATCGCGCATCAGTCATTTATTTTTAGCCTTTTTAGCTTTATTCTTTTTAGAATTAGGCCAGCCAGCTTTCATGTCCTTGTAGGCTTTATCTGATACGGTGGACTTCTTCTTCGTGCGAGAAGTGCCAGCCGCCTTACGCTTATTCATATTTTTAACTAGTGACATTACTTCCGCCTCGACTTCTTACCGCTACATTTCCATTTAGCCCTAGATAGCCGTAGTGGGCTGTTAGGGTCTTTAGCTGCTTTAGGATGCTTCTTCATCTGCCCGTGTGAACGGGCGCAGTAGCTGTCTCCCCTCTTAGTCCCGGGAGCAATGCTGTAACCTTTGGCCCCGTAGCGAACCGTCTTCTTGCGGCCTGTTTTGGGGTCTTTAACTGTCTTGGAATACTTCTTTGTAGGCACGTTACTACACCACCAAATTTACCATACTTCCGAGTANAACTTTTGGAACTAGGCGGGAAAAGCGGTCATATGTAAGGTCGTATGCTGTCGGCGGTACAACCGCCGGGATAAGGTTCTTATTGTAACAAAGTGCTATAGGGATATTTGCTGGCTGAGTGTCCCGAAATGCTGGTGGGCGGTAAATCGAGGATATATTTGTTATGTCAGAAGCCATCAGATATACCTTTCATGATATCCTTGATTGTAATCTTAGCTTTAGCATTCGGTGCGTAACGACATTGAAACTGACGAGGACACTCGGTGAACGATCTCTGAACGTAGTGGTATGCTATTGTCTGGTTTGGTCCTCGATAGACACATACCTTGCCATCTACGCCCTCTGTACGCTTCCACAAGCTGCAGGTAACGTATTCGGGGTTAACCAGAGACCCGATAAGGATAAGCGGTAAAACTGCGTTCATAGTGCTAACATCAGGAGGTACACACCTCCCCCCAGCACACCTAGAATTGCGGTGGATAGGGCTGCTATGGCAGAGTTGTTAGCTATCTGCCTCTTAGTCTCGATCCGAGCATGTTCTTGCTGTCTGCGCTCTTCACGCATCTGCTTACGCATATCTGAAAGCTCGGTGTATGTACCATGTCCCCATTTCATGTCTAAGAGGAACTTGATCTCTTTTTCTCTATCTAAAAGCGTTTTCTTATGCATTAGGATCTTAATAGACTCAGCGTCTATATTATCCGTACCTGCAGACATCTTTTCAAGGAACGTAGGCTGTTTTCTCTGGCGCTCGGCAGCATTCACATCTGCACAGGCACCATACCAATCCCCCAAAGTTTTCGAGATGGATTCGACATCCTTGGCAGTTCCGATAACTTTCTTAAAAGTGGAAAATGCCAGACCAGCGGCAGTCATAGCAGAAAGAGGGTCTATCACTATATGCCCTCCCCAGAGCTATATTAAAGTGCCACTCCGTAGGTTGGGAGAGGTAAGCAATTAGAATGTCCCCAGCCACCAAATCTAGAAATCATCTGATCTAATTCTTGGGGCACCGTTTCACGGCACTCGTTCTCATTATCGAAAAGAAGTGTGTTGCGGACCAAGGCTTGGCAGCTGTGGACCGACTGCATATTAGTGCAAATTAATATTACCCCGATCCACATTCCAATTTCCTATCCTTTACCGTTATATCGAGTGAGCCCTATGTCCTTAAGGTTCTTGTCTGAAAGATGCTTTAACTGCCAATATGCCGCCCTGCGGCGTTGGTGAGCATCTATAGATTTCCATATTGTGAGTAAGTAGTTCCGCATAATAACCTCCTTTGCGTTAGGGTTATTATACCATCTTAATAAACGTCTTACTTATGGTAGTATTTAATAGCCGCTATGCCTTCTTAGCAGCCTTCTTCTTAGCCATGCCCCCGTGCATCATCTTCGGTGCAGTCTTCTTAGCCATGCCGCCATAGTTCATCTTAGCGGACTTCTTCTTATCCTTCGGTGGCCGACCAACCTTGCTTCCATAAGTTCCCTTACCTTGTGGCATCTCAATATTTCCTAAATACAGTTATCTGGTAAACCCTCATCAACGCTTTTATCCTTAGTATCCTTGGATGCGGAATCATAAGAATAGAAATCCCGGTAGCCGTTGAATATGGTAGCTTTCTCTCTAGCTTGCTTTGCAGTGATAAGTCCCTCCTCTACGAGGAGCTCCCTTACACGCTCTAAAGTTAGACGGTGTCCCGTGGCTTGCTCAATAGCAGCACGGATGTAGATCAGATTGATCATCTAATATCCATTATATCATATTTAGGGCTGAAGTCAACAGTTAGGGTATTTACAAAATGAGCTATTCGTGATATAGTGGGAAGTACACTCCCGGGCAGTCCTATATAGTATAGCCCTACTTTAAAGCTTACGCTTAAGAGTATGCCGCCTTAAGACGGCTTAGATCTTCCCACATAAGCTCTTCGGTAAAGAAGGAGCCCCTGCGCCTAAACGCCCCTGCGGGGCATAGGCGCGTAAGGGCGTCTCTCTCTAGAATACGAATTAATGAATTATCAAAGCAGATCAGCACAAACTGGTCTGCTTTTTTTGAGCTAACACTAAAAACATAGGAATTATAAGGTGGTGGCTGAATCCGGGCTGATTTAACCTCTATAGAGAAATACTGTCCGCCCGGTCCCCGGGCCCAGATGTCCGTACCAAAGCGGTCCACAATAGAGCACGGCATACCGCATCTTTCTAAGTAGTAGCTCGCCAGTATCTCCCCCGCCCGACCACTAGAGCGGTTCGTTGCGCGGCCAGAGGCCTCGGCCAAGTGATCCGGGAAGGCTATCAATCATCCATGTCCACATCGAGCAAGTCATTCACATCAACATTAAACATATCATCCACTAAATTCGCATCCTCTAAGCGGTTAGCGCAATCACGCACCCGCTCAGAATGCCTATTAAGCTCATGCGCCACACAATACAGGTTCTGATAGTCCTCGGAGTACTTGCCTAGCTCAATAGTCTCATCAACCATGCTCTCAAAACGGTACTGCTCATGTATCGGATCATCATCACCCAAAGGATGGATCAAACAATCAACCACTAAGCCCGTATCTGGATCAAAACTGAGGGAATTGGACACATCAACCTGATTAGCTATCTCAATCTTCCGAGATTCCATAGGTATACTCTTTTTATAGCAAAGTTACCTTAGCATATACATTAGTATATCCCTTAAGTCAATACTTTAGGGCCTATATTTACAGCAATACCGCCGAATATTGGGGCTGAATAAAAATAACCATGACAGAGGGGGATCTGTGGACGAGGTTTACAGGTGGTATTTTCTAAAATTGGGTAAGGGTTGTATACGCTACCGGGGGAGGGGGGGGTGGCGCTCGCCGGGGTCGGAATTTCGCCGGGATCTGCGAAAACTGCTCGATTTAGGCTCCAAATAGCCAGATTTTACAGTTAAAAGCTCGATATTCTATACATTTCCCGGGCAGCTGGTAAGTAAACCTAAGCAAAACAATAGATTGCTAGCAGCTGCCTAATTACCTTGTAGTAATAGGTCGCCAGATCCACCGGGAATAAATAAAAATACGGATCCGGGCTGCTGCCGGGGTGCATAATGACGGAATCAAAAGCCCGGGCGCG